GAAGAAGACCCAGACGTTCATCCTTAGGACAGACCTGGCAATCAAGAAGGCCGAGAACATCTACATGGCCATTGGCGGAAACAAGATCCCTGAAGTGCACTGCGGTTTGCAGAGCGCTCTATTTACTGAATACTAAAAGAGGAGAACCTGCATGCCCCGCTACTACAGTGAGGAAGAGTTAACTAGAATCCACAACAACAAGATGCTGGCCTATGAGAACATCGGCGAGTATCTTCCCAGAATAGCAAAAGCGCTTGAGGCCCTCGCTAAGGCAGTGCATGATGAACCTCCTCGGGGAGAGAAGAAGAATTACACATGGAAAGAGAGCTAACCAACTGGTTCAAGAATCCTTGACAGTTTTGGTGAGAATGCTCTATAAGTTTAACTTACTTAACAAGCTCAATACGGAGATAAAGTGTGTGTTGCTTGTTAATGATACTAACTAAATGAACTAGCTAAGCTAGATAGATATAGAGGAGATAATATGTCTAACGAGTTAAATACCTAAAAACGAATTTGGCGAGTAAGTGGCTCATAGAGAAGAGAGGTTTTCTATGGGCTGTTGCGACCAATCAGTAGGGGTCTGCTGGGGCTGTCGGGTAGGGCTGACGGCATTGCCCAGTGGACTCCCTTATTCGGCAGCGTCTCCATACAGCCAGCATCCCTCTCAGCTATAAGTATGGAGGCGTCTGCCTTCCGAGATAAATATGCGTCAACTAGAAGGAAAGTCTTCTGAGATTCTCAATCAGATATTCTCAGAGCTTCACATAGATACGAATCCTTACCGCTTCTGGGAGAAGGAGCGTCACCTGGACAAGCTCTCCGCTGAGATATTCTGGAGTCAGGGGCCAGTACAGACTGTAGCCCTGGCCCACACATTCATCCAGCACGGGGACGTAATGAAGGACCCCGAGGTGGTTTTCCTCAGAACTAGAAATGGGGGAGGGACTTACAATTTTTCTCCCATCAGTTTCGAGAACAGTCTCCTTGGTGTCTTCAAGCAATCATCAAGAGGGGAGATCTCAGAGGATGACCTTTGTGATTTCTGCGACATATGGATGACGAACATACAGGACCAGCGAGGAGTGTTGGATGGGAACAAGGGTGAGACTCCTTACCATGAAGAGGAGAATCTTGATGACATTTAAGGACGTAAGATGGGGTGAGCCTCGGTTTGAGGAGCAGCCAGAGCAAGAGATAACCAGATCAATGGAACTAGAGATAGCCTTGTCTGATTTAGAGATGAGTCTGGACAGGGTCCGGTCACTAATTAAGGAGAGCAACAATGAAGCCTGATACTACCGATGAAGAAATCCAGGAACTTATCAGCGAGTTCAAGAGAGGCATTAAGGAGATAGGAGATAAGGACTCGGACAAGCTCGTAGAGATCGTCTCAGTAATGACCGAGACCATGGCCGAGATTGTCACTGAGGCTGCTACTATCGCCGGATTCTACCGAGACATCGCCGTAGGATTGGCGGCCTCTATGATTAGAGACGATAGCGATGAGAACCTCTTCTCGGTCTTCTTCACCCCTGAGGCATTTGAAGACATGAAGTCCATAGGGATGAGCATGGGAGTCTCTAAGCAGAAGACAATGATGAGAGTCACCCTGGATAAGTATGAGCTTAAATCCAGAAGAGGAGTTGTCCACATAAGAGAAGGCGACACTCCGATTGACGACCTCTCTCCGGTACTTAACCAATGCCTGAGAAACCATCCACCTGAAGAAGTTCTCATGAACATCGACAAGACACTTAACTAGGAAGCAGAGCAATGAACAAAGTTATCTTAACGGCAAGCAGGCTTGAGACAAAGCAGCGCTGCGATATGAAAGAGTTCTACACTTATAACGAAGGCTATCGGCCAGCTAAGATCTCACAGGGATTAGCTGTTGGGTCGATGGTCCATAAGGGACTCGAAGCCTTTTGGAATCAGAAAGACTTCTACGCGGCAGTCCAGCACATGAAGGAGTCCATGGAGGAGGAGCCTCTCTACTGGGAAGGGCCACAAGGGGAGCTCAGCGAGAGACTCTCCATCCTCTACCTTGAGGGCTACTACAAGAAATACTACTCCCTCTTTAAGAAGTTGATTAGCGATGGGGACATCAGAGACATCGAGGTGGAGAAAGAGTTCCGGCTCACGATAGGTGACTACGAGTTCGCTGGAAAGATGGACGCCCTCTACCGCAACAAGGATGGGTCCATGACCATCGTGGAGCACAAGACTTCTGGTCGAGCTGCGGCAGATGACGATGGGCCCTTCTGGTCTACGCTCCCCATGAATATCCAGATGACCATCTACAAGAAAGCGGTCGACGAGATTTACGGGAGGCCGACAGGAGAGCAGCCCAAGGTTCTTTACGACGTCATCATGACCACCAGCAAGAGACCTGGACAGAAGCGGCCTTATGTTCGGAAGGGTGATTACGACACTACTGAGGGGTACGAAGCCGCGAAGGTTCTGAACGTAGAGGCCCCGACCGAGTTCATCAAGAGAATCACTCCTGACTACATGGGTGATGATTCTGACCAGTACAAGCGCCAGTACATCTGGACGACAGAAGAGCTTTACGAACGAAGGTTCCAAGAGTTGATCATGCTTGAGAAGTCACAACCCTCCTGGAGGGGCGAGTCCATGAGGAGGAGAAGCACCAACTCCTGCAATGACTATGGTTCATGCCCTTTCATCAGAGTGTGCCTTGGGACTCAGATGCTTGACTCTCCAGACTTCGTGAAGAACGAGAAGACTAACCCAGAACTATCCTCAAAGGGGAACTAGAAATGGAATTTACACTAGCCATCAGTGACAAGCCAAAGTTGAAGCCACGAGCTTTAATCTATGGCCCCACTGGAATTGGAAAAACTACTTTCGGAAGGAGCGCAGAGAACCCTGTCATTATCCTCACGGAAGATGGATGCCCTCACGGGGTGCCCAAGCTACCGCAGGAAGGCAAGCTCGATAAGTGGGAAGATGTGCTTGAGGCTATCAGCTTTCTTATCAACGAGGACCATGACCGGGAGACCGTCGTGGTGGACACGGCCAATGGTGTGGAGGAGCTCTGCCGAAACTACATATGCGAGAAGGACTTCGGAGGAAGGTGGCTGCCGGAGAGGGGGAAGGAGGGGTTCATGCAGTGGGCCCAGGGCGATAAGCGCACTGTCCAGGAGTTCATCAGGTTCCTTAATGGCCTCGAGATACTCAGGACAAAGAAGAACATGAGAGTGATTCTTCTGGCGCATGAGGGTTTGCACAGGACTGCCAACGCTCTTGGGGATGACTTCCTCAAGTACGGGGCAGACATGAACAAGTACACATGGGCTCTTTGCATGAAGTGGGCAGACCACATTGGACATGCAACTAAAGAAGTAATGGCAGCTACCAAGCAGGGAGAGCGACTCGCTAAGCCGAAGGGTGGGAACGAGAGATGGCTCTTTCTGGAGGGCGGCCCAGCCAGAGACGCAAAAAGCAGAGCAGGCTACGAGATGCCTGAAAAGATTAGTTTCTCATTCGAGAGCTACATTAACCAAGGAGGATAATTATGCCTAAACTAGGACATTCACCAAACAGTATTGAAGACGGTTTTTCTGAGGGGGTCTATGACTTCGTAATTTCAGGAGCAGAGCTTCGCACATGGGCTTCCGGCAAACTCGGGATGACCGTCACAGCAGAGTGCTACACGGATGGGATCTCATTCAACACATGGGAGAACTTCACTTTCACCCCGAAGGCAATGTTTAAGCTTCGCGAACTTTGCAAGTCAGTTGGTGTCAACTTCGATAACGAAGACCTGGATACCAATGACTTTCTCAACAAGCGAGGGAAAGCAACCATGGTCCGCAAGGAAGGCAGCAAGTATCTTGAGGTGGACTTCTGGATTTCCCAGGAAGATGCTCAGGCCCAAGCTCCTAAGTCAGGTTTTAGCCGTGGGGCGATCGACCGCGACAAAGTTCCATTCTGATTTCCCTTGGAGATAGGAAGCAGAATTAGTATTTAACTTGTAGCGGGAGGTGGGTTTCGTTTCCATGTCTGACCGGACTTTATCTCCTCGGTCTCGCCCACCTCCCGCTCCATTAAGGACCATGATGAAGTTTCTTAAGCTAAGTCACATTAGCCCGGACACCGGTGCGCCTTCGGGGAAGGTTTACTGGGTGAAGATTGACTCCATTGTCTCTATTTCGAACAGCAAGAAGATATCAATGAACAACGGGGAAAGCTTCTTCTTCGCTGAAGACCTTCATCAGGTGCTCATGACTCTTGATGCTGAAGATTGTCAGAAGGTCAAAACTCCTGAGCGGAAGATTAAAGTAGATAAGTATCATCCGTCAGTTCAGAGAATAGTTACCCACTACAAGAACACGCACCCAACCAGAGGAAAGCATCTTAAGCGGGGGAGCCGGGACTGGAAGAGAATCGAGAGTAGGCTGGAGGATGGAATACCTGAAGAGGACCTCATCAAAGCTATAGACGGGAACATGGCATGTTCGTGGCACAAGGCTCACCCAGGAGGACATTCCATAGAGTACATCTTCAGGAACGCAACCAAGGTAGAGGGCTTCGTCCAGATCGCGACAGGGGCCTTAGAGAAGGAGCAGGAAGTTGGACACCACAGAGGAAGTTCAGAGTTCACCGACGGAGACAGATCTGACGTTTTTTAAACGGAGCAACCCAGATCCATATGTTCAAGCAGCATTCAAATTGATGGATATGTCATCAATCCATAAACTTACAGATGAGGAAATTGATGAACGCTTAGGGAAGAAAAACTCGAATGACGAAAGATACAGGTTAGATCTTTATAAAACACTCCATGAAAAGTGGGGCGTACCTGAAAGAATCATCAGAAATTTAAAGAAGTTAAGAGACACGAGGGCAGTCCAGATAGCCAATGACTTCTGCAACGCAAAACCTGAAGGCTGGTGCCTGATTCTAAGCGCTGATAAAGGAACCGGGAAAAGTACCGCTGCTGCATCATGGCTTATGGGTCGAATGGAGCAGGTACATATTGAGACCACTATCAAGCAGATAGGGCGCTGGTGGACAGGCACAAGACTGGCGAGGGTTAGTGCCTATGGTCCTGAGTTTGAGAAGATATGCTCTCTCCCCGTAATGGTCATTGATGACCTGGGGGTGGAGTACCTGGATAAGAATGGAAACTTTCTCCAGAAGTTAGATGAGTTAGTGGACGAGAGATATTCAAACTTTAGGAAGACAATCATAACCACCAACCTTAATGCAGAACATTTTAGGGACAGATATGGGGAGAGAGTCGCGGATAGAATTAGAGAAGGGTTTAACGATGGGGGAGCTTTCGTCGAGCTATCGGAAGCCTCTATGCGAACTAGACCTAAGTAACTTGGATTTCATTTTCGTCTTACGGGGGAAACCAACAAGTCAGAAGAACCTAAAGAGGGCAGGGATAAGGAATGGGAAGAGTTTCATCTATACCCCTCCCGAGGTTCAGCGATGGAAGACATCGGCGGTCCACCAGCTCAAGGAGCAATGGCACTACGCTGGTGCGATTCCCTCAAAGATAGAGCTAGAGGCAGAGGTTCATTCTTATCTTGGAAAGGGTCAGTCTATTGACGCAGACAACTTGCTCGGCGGTCCTCTCGACTCCCTCCAGAGGGCAGGGATATTGGAGAATGATTATTGGATAAAGAAGGTGACAAGCCTTCGACTAAAAGACAAAGAGGAGCCGCGAGTAATCATATGGCTGAAGAACTACAGACCACCAGGGCCGTAAGGATAAGAAAGAGTCAGATGCGAAAATACAAAGACCTAAATGAGCGGGAGATAGTCTCCAAGATAATGAAGGGCGAGAGAATCGCCGGAGCTATTGTTGGGACATGCCTCACAGGGATGGCTGCCCTTTGGGTTTGGATCTTCATCGTGGCTTCTCGATGAGGGCCTTGAGTAAGAACTTCACCGATAGCGAGTTCCACTGCAAGTGCGGGGACTGCACTAAGGATGAAGTAGCCATGGACAGTGGGCTCATCCAGAAGCTCCAGAGGATAAGGACCTCGCTTGGGGTTCCGCTGATAATCACCTCTGGAGTCAGGTGCGATAAGCACAACAGGACCATAAAGGGAGCCGTCCTTAACTCCTGGCATGTTCCAAGGGATGGTATCTGCTACGCGGCAGACTTCACTTACCGAGAGAGAGACCTCAGGACTCCCTTGGGAATGACCCGTCTCTACATTGCGGCAGACCAAGGAGGAGCTCTAGGTATAGGGCTTTACGATAACAGAATACACATGGACACGAGGACCGAGGGAGGCAGAGCTAGATGGACGGACAAGACATTCCTGTGGCGCGAGTAGATGATGAGGAAAAACTCAAAGCGCTGAGGGAGAGCACCTACATAGGTCTTCAAGAGATAGAGTATCTTCTCAGGAAGCACAGGACAATTAAGAGGATCGCCATTTATAAGGGACATTTCCTTCCTAAGATGGCGAGCTTCTTCTTCCCTGTAGCGGCAATAACAGTGGGTACCAGCATATTCACCAGAGAGGAGGAGCCTTCATTAAGGCTGATGAACCATGAGCTAATCCATGTAGACCAGATGTCTAACCTGGGAACCATCAAATTCCTCTTCCTCTACGTCTACTACTTCCTCAAGGCATTGCCGAGATCTGACTGGAACCCCTACGAAGCTTACTTAGAGATACCTTTTGAGAAAGAGGCTTATTCTCATGACAAGGACAGGACCTATTACTTTCGCCGTTCACCTGGCGATTGGAAGAAATACATTTAAGGAGCGCCAGCATGAAAAAGCAGATGAGACTAGACGTAAAGGCAGACCCGGAGAAGGTGGGGTCCTCGATAAGGTACCAATTCCACCTTCATCTCCAGAGCCACATGGAGGAGATTGGTCACACCATGGACCAGTTCATCTTATGGGCTGAGAACGAGCACAATAATCCCAAGATGAGAAAAGAAGCTATGGAGATGGCTGATTGTCTTCATAGCTCTTGGTTCTACATGAAGAAGTTCTGGGAGGACTATGAGCCGATTGACCAGTTTGGTGCATCTTATCGGCATCTGATTACTGACCCTGATGAGTTCAGAACACTTCAGATCAAGGAAGCAGCCGAAGATAGGAGGAGGGTCTCTGCGGTCATAAACAGAAAGTTTGACCACACCCCGAGCGCCGAAGACCTGGCAGGATATGACCGTTACGCGGAGAAGGTTTGATGGAACCTCTCATCCTGGGGATTATCGGTGTTGGGGGCTCTGTCGTGTTCCTCCTCGGGAGGGAAGCCATCATCGAAAGCGCGAAGAAGATCAATGACGTGAAGGCAATGGCCCTTCAGATGGAGCAGTCAAGGAAGAATGACGTGAAGGCAATGGCCCTTCAGATGGAGCAGTCAAGGAAGAAGGAGATTCAAGGCCTTCAAGAGGTGATTGCAATTCTTATGGAGAATCAGTCCAACGAGAACTACTTGGACATTTTTGCTGAGCGCGATGAAGCAAAGAAGCTCTACCGGGAGAAAAGAGAAGAGCATAGGAAGGAAGTCTGGGACCTTGAGCGCAGGCTCACTCAAACAGGGTGCAGACACAAGCCAACGTGCAAATGGATCAAGGCCCACAGCAAGGAGTCACCAGTTGAACTCAAGGTTCATTAGGGCTTCGTAGCCTTCTCGCGACGCATTGACCTCTGCAAAGAATCGTCCAGAGTCAAAGGTTGTTTGGAGTTGCGAAAAGACCTCCATCTCCCCACCAGAAGAAGACCAGTCACGAGAATGGCGTATGCCCATAAGCAGGCTGTTCCCGTTAACATGGTCTAGTCCGAGGAACTTTTTTTTAAGAGGGTGTCGGCAATTATCCGAGCGTGGCCTTCTGCCGCACCCGTCTTACCTTTGCTCCATGACCGACCGATAGTGTAGGCCGAGCCGCAAATGGCAGTTAGAATACCGCCGATAACTTGCGAAGCAATGTTGTCAGGGGATACTGATAGGAACATCCCTCCGACGATGCCCACCAGGGTAATCCAAAACTCAGATG